ATGGCCTCGAATACGTCCTTAGGCATGACGTTCTCGGGCCACAGTTCGATCACCGCGACGGGAAAGTCTTCCGGCCTCACCCCGAACTCGGCCAAGGTGGCCTTGTCCGGCGGTGGCCGATACATCTCCTCCGCCGCGGCAATCAGTTTTTTCGCCGGCCCTGCATCAGCTCGACGACGTAGGCCTGTACCAGAGCCGGCACGGCGCCCTGGTAGTTCTGGATCAGCAGTTGGATGGCTTCGTCGCAGAACTCCATGTCCGGGCCTTCCCAGTCGGCGATCATTTCGCGAATCAGGGCCACGTCCTGGTGTTCGTTCGACTCGCCGGCGCGCTTGGTGAAGTCGGCCATTTCCTCGCGCGACTTGTGCTTGAACGTGACCTTGATCTTGGCCGGCTCTCCACCGTGCCGGGGAATTTCCACCGGCACGGTGAAGGTCGGGGCGGGCTTCAGCTTGAAAATGGCTTTGCTCATCCCGACCCCTTGTTACGCCAGCGGCGCGTAGCGCGTGAATTCCGACGTCATGGAGAACGTCGCGGTGTTCTGCATGTTCTGATCCAGCGTCATCGACGGGTCAGCGTCGAAGGACGGGTAGACCAGGTAATACAGGGCATCGCCGTTCGGCAGCCGCGCGCGCAGCACCACGGTGTCCTTGACGGCGTCGGCCTCGCGCAGGGCCGCGTACCAGGCCAGGGCCGGGTCATAGTCCAGCGTCAGGGTGATGACCTTGGCGTTCTTGAACGTGGGGCGCTGGCGCTGGCGGCTGCTCCGGTCTTCCACGTAGCGCCACTGGAAGAACTGTTGCTCGCCGCCGGTCTTCTCGACCGTGGTGACCTGCGACAGGTCCACCCAGGTGGTGACGGGGATCACGGATCCCGCGCCCTGCCCGGCCGGAAAGCGCACCAGGCTGGTGGTGTCGATGCCCTCCAACTCGAAGGTGCTGGCGCCGGCGTCGGCCGAGCGCACCACACGCTCGTTCAGCTCCGGCCAGCCGGACTTGACGATCAAGATGCTGCCGTCCGCCGGCGGCGTGGTGGCCGAGGCCACGGCCGGATTGGCGTTGGTGATGGCGGACACGGCCAGGGCCGTACCCAACACGGTCGACACCGAGAATACGGTGCCATTGGGGAAAATGGCGCTCATGAGAATGGCTCCTGTGGGGTCAAAAAACCGGCTCAGGGCCGGGTCAGTCGGGGTAAAACTGGACGTCGTATCCCAGAGATACGGGCACGGTGTGATCGGCGTCACCTGTGGTGGCCTGGTCCACGCTGATGGGGGTGCGCACGCGCACGGCGAGTCCACCAGACTGCATGACCAGGTTCATGGGAAACAGCGCATCAAGCTCCGCCGCAACCTGCTCCGCGCTACGCGATCCGGCGCCGATCGGCATAACCACGTTCACCTGGAACACGCCGCGGTACTGCCGGTGATCGCCCGCGGCGTCCCGGCTGATGGTCGCGGCCGGCATCACGTAGGCGCGCAGGTACATGGCATTGGTGGGCGGCGTGAACTTGGTGTTCTGCCAGGCCACGGCCAGCGCGGGCGCGCGTGCCTTCGCCCAGTCGTTCAGCCGCTTCTCGAAAGCGGCGCGGATCAGGTCCTGGCTCATTTGTTCGCGTCCTTCGCCGCCTGGCTCACGTAATGCTGGAACTCCTGCACGGTCAGCTTGACCATGCCCTGCGGGGCCTGCTTGGACCAGCCGTTCTCCAGCCGCACCGCATAGGGCAGCGAGTTCGACAGGTAGGTCACGCCGCCCGCGCCGGTTTGCTGGATCTCGGCCGCAAGGCGGTTCATCGTCACCTGGCCGCCACGGTCCACCGCTGTGGTCGTGGCGCGCTGAATGCTGGCGGCCGAGAATTGCCAATTCGCCCGGAAGCGCCCGGTGTCCACTGGCGACTTCAGGATCACGCCCTGGGCAAGCAGCACCGTGGCCTGGCGCGTGGCGGTGTCGACGTTGCCCTTGGCGCGCTCGACGAACTTGGCGATATCGGCCGCGAAGCTCATGCCTGCCTCAACTGCAGTTCGTACAGCAGCACCAGGCCGGCCGGCGCCAGCGTCTTGACCGTCACCACGCGCCAGGTGGCGCCCAGCGCCAGCACCAGGTCGGCCGGCTTCGGCTCGGGCATCACGCCGCCAGCGGCCAGTTCCGGCGCCAGGTACAGCTGCTTGTCGCCGGTCTCGATGACGGAGCCGGCCATATTGGCCAGGCCCGCTGCCTGCGCCGTGTAGTCGAACAGCGCGCCGATGCCGTCGTTGTCGACCGTGGTGGTGGGCGCCTGGCCCTGGTCCGGGTCGTACTCGCCCGTCACGACCTGGCGCACGGTGACCGGCCCGCCGAACTCCACCAGCAGCTCCTGCGCGGTGGCGGCCATGTCGGCATAGTCGAAGGTGGCCACCGTCAGCACCTCACCAGCTTGACCGACGAGCCGTAGGACAACAGCCAGCGGCGGAGCATCGCGGCCACGCCGGCGTAGCGCGTCTGGCCATCGTTGCGCGCGCCGGACGCGCTGGCGTACTTCGTCGTGATCGGGCCGACAGTCTTCTCGATGGCGGCGCCGGCGGTGGTACTGCTGACGTCCTGCCACAGCGGCCCCTTGAGCGCGCGCGCCGCCAGCTCGCAGCACGCGCTCACGATCTCCCGCGGCACGCCGGTGACGACCGTGCGCGGCCACTCCAGCGCCTGGGTGTCGGTGGCGCGCTCGCCGCGGTAGGTGTATCCGCCATCCAGGTACAGCGTGGCGTTGCGCAGCGCAGCTTCCAGCGCGGCCTCCTCGCCGGCGAAGGCCAGGCCGTGGGCGGCAGCATAGGCCTGGCAGTCCGGCACGCTCACGTAGCTGTCGGCGTTCGGCAGGCCGGTTCCGTCTTCGACGATCAGGGGCATTGGGATATCTCCACAGGCTGACGGAAGCCCCCGCGTGAGCAGGGGCGACCGTCAAACGGCGGTTACTCGGGCTGAGCGTCCAGCAGCGCGGCCAGATCCGCCTTGAGCGTGACGCCCTCGGGGATGGCCACGCCCTTGGCGGCCAGCCCGTCCTTCAGCTGGTCCACGGTCAGGCCGTGCGACGGAGGCTGATCGCCGCCGCCGTCCGCCTTGGCGGCCTCGGCCTTGCCCTTCGGCCGGTATTCCGGCTTCAGGGTGACCTTGGGCACTTCCTTGGCGGCGCCGTCGCGGCTCTCGGTGGCGTTGGCGTCGACGATGCGCACGCCGGCCTTGGCGGCCTCGGCCTTGACGTCCTGCTCGTAGCGGTAGAACGGGCCGGCCAGGTACCAGATGGGCAGCTTCGATTTCATGATGGCTCCTTACTTGGACGCGTCACCGATGGCGATCACGCCCGCGGTGTGCTTGATGTCGGTGGCCACCTTGTCCCAGTTGGTGCCCGTGGCCAGCTCGGCGTCGGTCGGGGACTTGCCGCCGTTGACCTCGTCCCAGGTGTAGCCCTTCAGGCCCAGGCCGAAGGTGTAGTCGGCCTGGAAGGTGGTTTCGATGCGCTCCTTGCCGTTCGCGGTGTCGATGTTGGTGATCAGATCACCGCCATCCGAGACCGTGGCCGCGCCAGCGACCAAGCCCAGCACCTTCTGCAGGTTGGGCGTGCCCGTGGCGTACAGGGCCGGGGCATCGGTCACCACCACGGTCTTGCCCAGGATGTCGACCACCGTGACGGCGCCGTACTGGAACAGCTGCTGGGCGTTGGCCAGGTTCTGGCCGATCAGCTTGTGGTAGACCTGGCCGGTCATCACGTCCGCCACGATCAGGCTGGAACTGTCGCCGAACTTGGCATGGGCGTCGTTCAGCGCCGAGTAGGTCAGGCCGGCCGTCGCCGACACGTCGTTCGCGGCAGCAGCCTGATTGCTGATCGCGGCCACCAGCGCGGCGATCGCGCTGTTCAGCTGGTCCTGAAGCAGCGCCTCGGCGAAGTTGCGCGAAGCCACCTCGATGCCTTCGGCCGTCGGCTTTTGCAGCCACGTCATCTGCGACGGCTCGTAGCGGATCGGGCCGAAGCCGCCGGCCACCTTCACCGAGCTGTGCTTCAGCTGGGTCAGGTCGGTGGCGCTGGCGTTGCCATTGGCAGCGTAGCGATCGACGCGGCGGCGGGCGCCGTGGATGGCCTGATAGAACGATTCCTGGAGGAAGTCGCCTTCGAAGCCGGCCGTGGTCAGCATGATCGCGCCACGCGATGCCGCGTTGAATTTCGCGATCTGCTGGCCCAGCGTCTCGATGATCGCCGGCATCATGTACTTGTTGAAAACCTGCATCTGCGAGAGAGACATGGTCGTTCCTTTGCTGGTTGCGGGATCAGCCCGCGAGTTCAGGGAATTGAGCCTTCAGGGCGGCCACGCGATCCTCGCGCGTGCCGCCCATGTTGCCCGTGGTCTTGCCGCCACCGTTGCCACCCTGGCCGCCGCCGCCGCTGTTCGCGGGCGCGGTGATGAAGTGCTTGCCCTGATCGGTGCCCGCCCACTCGGTGACGTGGTCGGCCAGCGGCTTATCGCCGATGACCGCAGCGCCGTCCTTGATGGTCGCCTGGCCGCGCAGCATCGCTTTGGCGGCGTCCATGAAGTGCGGCGCCACGCCGGCCTTTGCCAGCGCGGAAGACAGGCCACCGTCGATCAGGTGCTGAGTCAGGGCGCCGTCCTTGTCGGTCAGGTCCTTGGTCAGCTTTTCGATCTGGCGGGTGCTGTCCTTCGTCACCTTGTCGAGCTTGCTGGTCAGCTCCTCGACTTGCGTCTGGAGCTGGGCATGCTCTTCGGGGTCGACATCGGAACCCTTGGCTTTCGCCTTCGCCGCGCGCAGCTCGGCGAGCAGTTCCTTGTTCTTGGCGCTCAGCGCCTCGGTGGCC